GGTAGTACCCGTATGTTCAAACCTTAGAATTATTAAACATGGCTACAGTTCTATCGGGTACTTCAGGAGCTTTATTTTACGCTCCTGCTGGTACAAGCTCAACTAAAATTGCTGCTTCTGATTTTCCTACTGGATCAGGTGGAGATACAACAGAAATACAAGTCGGAACACAATTAGGTTTTCAAGTTGGAGATGCAGTAACCCTTGCATATCCCACTGGAGCTACAACGACAAATACTATCACTGCTGGTGCAAAATTTGTAAAAACATATGATGCTTCTACTGGAGAGTTAACCTTATCGGCAACTAATGGTGGAGCAGCATTAACAGCTTCCGCAGCACCTTCAGGTTTTGGATCTAATTTTGCAAGTATTGTTTTTACTGCACCTGAAGTTGTAGGTAATGTAAGAGAGTGGAGCTTTGAAATTACAAGAGCGGAAATTGATGTTACTGAGATTGGTCAGACTTTAACTTCCACTGTTCCATTTAGAACATTCATCTCTGGTTTTGCTGATGGTAGTGGTTCTGCCAGTGTTTATTCAACAGATGATGATACAAATTTAGCTACAAGATTAGTAAAAGACGTTCTTCTTCGTCAACAGAGTGGTGCGAAGGTTAAGCTTTATATTGATCGCGTAGTTACTGGTGGAAGTGTAGATGATACTAAGAGTAGATCAATTACTGCTGATATTATTCTTACTTCTGCAAGTTTTAATGTAAACCCAGATGACGGACAGTTAGTTGAGATTGCATTTAGACCAAGTGCTGCCCCTACATTCGATTTATCTAAGACATAAATTAAATTTTTATAACTTAACAAACCTCAGTTTATCTGGGGTTTTTTTATGTTTTGAATTAGAATGGTATCAATATTATATTATTTTTATGGCAAGTAATCTATCAGCATTACAGCGTTTACAAAAAGCAGCAAACCTTGAACCAAAAAAGAAAGAAGTTACATTATCTGACGGTTCTATTTTTGAAATGTATGTAAGTCCATTAACAATGGCAGAACGTGATAGAGCACAAAGACAATCAAAAGATGACACAGGTTTTGCTTTACAACTGTTAATAAATAAAGCTTTAGATGAAAATGGTCAAAGACTATTTAAAGCTGGAGAAATAGATATTCTCAAGAATGAAGTAAAAGATAGTGATTTACAATCTTTGATGTTAGCTGTAATTAATAGTGAGGAAGATACGATCGACCCAAAGAACTAGCTGATCAACTAAAAAAAGATAATTTTATGATGTTGCAATTTGGTGTCGCAAAAGAATTAGGTAAAAGTTTAGCAGAAGTAAGAGATATGACACTTGATGAAATAATTGGATGGAGTGCATATTTTCAAATAATTAATGAAGAACAAGAAAAAGCGTATCAAAAAGCAAAACGCAGGAGATAAGCTAAAATAAAGTAACCTTTTATTTTTTAGTAGTGGCATATTCTGTTGATATAAGAATAAAAACAACAGGTAGTAAGCAACTTGATAGTGTCGTAGAAAAAGTTAATAAACTTAATGGTGTTATAAAATCACTTAAACCTGTACCAGACCTTTTTCAAAAACAAAGAGGTGGTACAGAAGCTTTTAGGCAACAGATAAATGCAGTAAAAAAAACATTAGCTGATACCTTAGCTACTTTTGGGCAAGTTGGTAAAGTAACAGGTTTTTCAAAGACTATTGGTGGTCTCAATTCACAATTAGCAGGATTTAGAAGCGTTGCTAATAGTGCTAAAGTTGGTAGTAAAGAATTTACAAACGCATTAATCGCAGGAGAAAATGCTTCTCGTCAATTACTTAAAGCAGAATTAGACCGTCTTAACAGTTTAAGAAGTTTATATCAAACAAACGCAAAATTAGCTACAGGATCTAGTGTTGGAATTGGCAAACAATTAACAGAAGTATTAAAGATTGGCAAAACAATACCAAATACGATTGCATCACTGAATGAATACAAATCTGTATTAAATGGAATTATTCAATTAGTAGATATTGGAAGTAAAGAGTACAACGAACTCGAACTTGCGATACAAAATGTAAATAAAAGACTTCAAGAGACACAAAAAACACCCGTACAAAAAGAATTAAGACAATTAAATACACAGGTACAATTAGAAAAAGATTTAGCAAGACAACGGGAAAAAAATCAAAGAGAAAGATCAAGAACGGCTAAACAGCAAAGACAAGGTAGGTTGTTGGGAGCAGGTTTTCCTTTGTTATTTGGAGGTGGTGTAGGTTCTATCGCTGGTTCATTAGCTGGTAGTTTTACTGCAAAACCAGGAGAAGAGTTTGGTGCTCAAATTTTTGGAAGTGCTATAGGAGCACAACTTGAAACTCTTATAAAAAGAGCAAATGCTTTAGGAGATGCTATAAGAGAAATCAGTTTTGAAAAACTTGAAGAACAAAGTATTATTATTAATGGAGAATTAAGAGCACAAATTGAATTATTAAAAGAATTAGGTGAAGCTGATAAAGCTAGAGCAGCTTTAGCAAAAGAAGTACAGAAAAGAACTGGTGCTAGTGCTGATGTTTCTCGCGATATTAATAGATCAGTACAGCTTCTTAATGCTGGTTTTAGTGAGCTTGTTAATAGTGCTGGTACAACATTAGGAATTTTAGCTGGTCCGTTTTTAACAGCAATTGGAGCTATTTCTGCTGGAATAGCTGCATCATTTAAAACTTTCAATAATTTTGCCTCTAATTTTAGAAAATTATTGGATATATTTCCAAAAACAGGAGTTATTGATAAGTTTTTTGAAAAATTTGATAAGAACTTACAAAAAAGCACTGCTGAAGCTAAAAAATTAAAAAGAGAATTAAACTTTGAAATTGGTTTACAAGATCAATTATTTAAACTACAACAACAACAAAAAGTCGGTAGAGAAGGTAGAACAATAGAAGGACAGAAGTTTAATTTACAATTAAAAAGAAAAGAAGCAGAATTAAAAAACAGTGAAGCCAAAAGAAAAGCTTTGGCAAATCAAAAAGATGATGATGTACGATTAAAAATTAATGAAAAATTTAATAATAAACTTAAAAACGATTTAGCAAAAATAAATAAAGAAGAAACACTTCTAGTTGAGACACAAAATCAAAAGGTTAAAAAGCTTTTAAGAGTTGTAGATTTAAAAAATCACGAAAATAGTATTACAGAAAAAATTATGAAAGCGAATAGAGAGGGTGATATAAAAACTGCTGCAAGATTAAAATTTGAAAGAGATAAAGTTAAGCTTCAATTTGCTTTAGGTGAAAAATTAAGAGAAGCAAAAAATGTGGAAGAAGAAATCGCATTGATTAAACAACACATGGTAGATATAGATAAATTAAGATTAAACCTTGCTGAAAAATTAAATTTAGCAGACCCTATAAAAGCTCAAACTATTGAATTAGATCAACAGATGAGAGTATTACTGGATCGTGGATCTCAAGTTGTAGCATTATCTCAAGCAATATCAAGTTCCTTTGAACAATCATTCACTGGAATAATAAATGGAACAATGAGTATTCAAGATGCCTTTAGAAATATGCTTAATTCTATTGCTAATCATTTTATAAATACTGCTGCTAAAATGGCAGCGAATCAGCTTCAAAGAGGTTTATTAGAACTATTAGGTCAAGGCATCGCAGGTGCTTTTAGTTTTGGTGGTTCTTTTAAAAATTTTGGAAGTACATCGGTTGGTACAGCAGGTCAATTTGTAGGAAGCGTTAAAGGATTTCCTACCTTTGCAGATGGTGGCAGACCTCCAGTAGGTAGAGCATCAATAGTAGGAGAACGTGGTCCAGAATTATTTGTACCAAATAGATCTGGAACAATCATTCCAAATAACAGACTTGGAGGTGGCAATAATACAAGTGTTGTTGTTAATGTGGACGCATCAGGTTCAGATGTTCAAGGTGATGAAGAACAAGCTACTCAGTTTGGTTCTGCTATAGCTACTGCTATACAATCTGAATTAATTAGACAACAACGTCCTGGAGGATTGCTTTCAAGATAATGGCTACTTTTCCTGATTACAAACCACAGTTTTCTGCAAACAAACGTAGTGCTCCTAAATTAAGAGTCACACAATTTGGAGATGGCTATCAACAGAGAACAAGTTTTGGTTTAAATCAAGATCCAAAAGTTTGGAATCTTACATTTAATGTTGATGATGAAGATGCAGAAGAAATTGAAACATTTTTAGAAGCAAGAGGAAAAGATGGTGCATCATTTTCATGGCAACCACCTGATGAAACTTCTCCTCTTAAATGGATTTGTAGAAGTTTTAACAAAGAAATTTTTTCTTTTAACCGTAATCGTATCAAAGCTACATTTGAACAAGTATTTGAACCCTAATGCCAATACCAGTATCAGAACTACAAAAGATTAATCCAAGTTCTATTATTGAACTTTTTACTTTAACTTTAGATAGTACATTACATGGATCTACGGATGTGCAAAGATTTCATGCAGGTTCAAATAGTTTAAATAATGGTGATGTTATATGGCAGGGTAATACATATCAAAAATTCCCATGTCAGGCTGAAGGTTTTGAATTTGATGGAGCGTCTAGATCTATTCCTCGTCCTACCTTTACAATCAGTAATATTCTAGGAACTGTTACAGCTTTGTTCGCCACTGTTAATGCTGTCACTGCCAATAATGATCTTAATGGTGCAAAGTTTACAAGAATTAGGACATTGGCAAGGTATTTAGATGCTGCAAACTTTACTGGAGGTACAAATCCATTTGGAACACCTGATACAACACAGGAATTACCACAGGAGATTTATTTTATTGATAGAAAAGTAGTAGAGAACAGAGAAGTAGTACAGTTTGAATTAGCATCAGAGCTTGATTTAATTAATTTACGATTACCCAAAAGAGTGGTTACAAGAGACTTATTTCCTGGTGTTGGTACGTTTATTAATCAATGACATGGCAGGAAGATGCTCTTGTTCATGCAGAACAGGAAGCACCTAGAGAATCATGTGGTCTTCTTGTTAATTATTTAAATAAAAATAAGTATATTCCTTGTAAAAATTTAGCTTTACATAATGATTTGCAGTTTATGTTAGATCCTTTGGATTGGGCTGATACAGAAGATAGGTATGGCAGAATCCATGCTGTAATACATTCTCATCCGATTGGTACGGAACATCCTAGTGAGGCAGATGTTATAAGTTGTAAACGATCCAATAGAACTTGGTATAAATTTAAGCCAACAGATAAAATAGAAACATTACAGAAAGATCCATGCTTAAGACAGTAAAACTATATGGAGATCTGGCAGATTTTGTAGGATGGAAAGAACAGAAGGCAGAAGTAAGAAATACTGTTGAGGTGATGCGTTTTCTGCGTTGTAATCACCCAGAACTGGAAACATACATGATGGATAAATATTATAAGGTAGATATTGGTGGATATAACGTAACAGAAGAAAATATGTTTGATCCAATAGCAGAAGAAATAAAAATAATACCAGTTGTAGAGGGTAAATTTTTAGGGATATTAGCAGGTATTGGTCTTTTGTTTGGGGGTGGAGCATTAAAAACAGCAGGTTTTAAGATTTTTGCTTCAATAGCTACTAATCTTGGTATTGGTTTAATTTTTAATGATGTTACTAACTATCTGACACCAAAACCAAAGCCGATGTCATCTTTAGAACCTGAAGATGCCACTGTTAACTTTGCCTTTAGTGGGGTTACAAACGTATCAAGAGCAGGTGTAGCTTTACCTCTTGTCTATGGAGAAATTTTTATCGGAAGTATAAATGTATCAAATGGAATTGATACAGACCAAATTGAGGCTTCTGTCTAATGTCTGATTTTGATCCGTTTGATCCGAGTTTTAATAGCTTTGAGCCATTTCAAGCTCATTATTTTGGCGAAATTACGGATCAACAGTTAGATAACTATCTAAAAGAATTTGGTAATAGTTCATTAGGTAATGATGTTGTATTTGATGCTGCAGGAAAGTTAGTTGAAATAGAAGGTGTTGTTGTAGAAACTGGTAGTTACAGTCAGTCAGGAACGACAGTAACAATTACACATGATGGAAGTGAAACAATAAATGTAGGTGATGTTTTAAATGTAATTTTAAATGTTGGTGCTACCCCTGGCGAGGTAAGAGAAGAGTTAACAGTGGCTTCAGTTACTTCATCAACTGTTTTCACTGTCACTCGTACAACTTCTGCTACAGTTTCAGCCGAAGTGGTTAGTTTTTATAAGGAAGATGTATCACAAACCAGTTCTTATTCTCAATCAACTAATACAATAACTGTTACTCATAGTGGTGCAGAAACATTAGCTGTTGGTGATGTTGTTGACTTAAATATTACTTCTGGTTCTGCTACAACAGAAAATGTAACTGTTACTTCTGTTACTTCTTCAACAGAATTTAAAGTAGAAAGTAGCACTTCTGTTTCTACAACAGGTGATGCCACTTTTATAAAACAAAACAGTGTAAATATAACAGCAGGTGATGTAGATGGCATACAAACTACAACAAATTCAATATTATCCAGTAAACAATCAAATGATCTTATAGATGTTCTCTCAGAAGGAGAAATAGCTGGCTTTTCTTCACCATTAGAAGCAGGTCTAACGCAAGGCACTGATAAATACAATATTGCAGCATTAAAAGATGTTTTTCTTAATGGAACGCAGATACTAAAAAGATCAGCAGATATTAATAATCTTACAGAAGGTGATTTTAATTTTACGAGAGAAGATATAAGTTTTGAACCTAGATTTGGTACATCTAATCAGACAGCATTAGACACCATCAATGAAATAGAATCTGAAACTGGTGTTGGCATCGAAGTTACAAAAGCAACACCTGTCTCAAGATCAATCTCAAGTCAGATAGATAAGTTAAGAATTACTATTAGTTTTCCTGCATTACAGCAATTTAATACAGACACAGGTGAAACTAATGGTACACAGGTCAATTTATCTATAAAAATTACAGAAAATAATGGTACAGAGCATAGAGTTATCAAAGGAACAAAAGGTGCTGTAGTTGGTAAAACAAATACACAGTATTTTAGAGATTATATAATTAAAGGTTTATCAAATCTAAACTACCCAATAACTGCTACTGTCACTAGAGTTACGAATGATTCTACTGATACTAATTTACAAAATAAATTAATTTGGTCTTCTTTTACAGAGATTACAGCAGAACAGAGAGCTTATGTAGATATTGCACATGTTGGACTACGTTTTAATGCAGAATCTTTTAGATCGATACCAAGACGAACATATAAAATAAGAGGAATAAAAGTAAAAATCCCACATAATGCAACCGTAAGATCTGATGGAAGTTTATCTTTTAGTGGTAATTTTAATGGTACGTTAAAAGCAGATAAAGAGTTTACAAACGATCCAGCTTGGATTTTATATGATGTTCTTACAAACACTCGTTACGGAGCATCTATACCAGAAACAGCAATAGATAAATTTGCCTTTTATTCTGCCTCTGAATATAACTCAACACAAATAGATGATGGATCGGGTACTGGATCTACTGAGGCAAGATTTAGCTGTAATGTAAATATTAATAATCAAAAGGAAGCATTTGAACTTATACAGGATCTTTGTTCTGTAATGAGAGTACAGGCTTTTTATGAAGCTGGAAGTATTACGATTTCTCAGGATAGGCCATCTGATCCTGTCTATACCTTCAATATCTCTAATGTAACTGAAGATGGTTTTTCATATACCAACCAAAGTCAAAAAGCCAAGTTTACAAAGATTAATGTAGGCTTCTTTGATATGGCAACTCAAGCTATTGATTATGAAACAGTAGATGACACAACAGCACAGTCAAGGTATGGAATAAAAACACAAACAATAAAAAGCTTTGCAACAACATCAAGAGGTCAAGCTTCAAGAATGGCAAAATGGTTGCTTTTTAACCAAAATAATTCATCTGAATTAGTAAACTTCAGTATTACTGCTGAGGCAGGTGTATTGGTACGTCCTGGACAGGTAATATCAGTGGCAGATGAGATGAAACAGGGAGTAAGAAGAGGAGGCAGAATTAAAACAGGTATCAGTACAACTCAAATAGAAGTTGATGATACAGCATCTACTGATCTTGTTTCTACAAATAATGCAAAATTATCAGTTATTTTATCTGATGGAACGCTTGAAACAAAAGAGATTAGTGGTATATCAGGTGGTACTGTCACAGTTTCTTCTGCCTTTTCTTCCGTACCACAGGCAAATAGTGTCTGGGTTATAGAAAATACAGCACTAGAACCTACAACATGGAGAGTTGTAAATGTACAGGAACAGGAAAATCTTACATTTAGTATTACAGCAGCATCACATAATACTGGTAAATATGCGTTTATCGAAGATGGTACACCTTTGCCAACAAAAAACTTTACTCTAATTACAAAAATATTACCTGCCCCACAGAGTTTAACTGCCTCTGAATCACTTATTGTTATTAACAATAAAGCAGTTGCAAGATTATCTATATCTTTTGCTGCTGTTAGAGGTGCTATTGGGTATTATTTACAATATAAATTTGAAAATGGAAACTTTATTAATCAACAGGTAAAAGCTACTGATTTTGATATAAACAATATTACCAATGGTAAGTTTGTTATTAGAGTATTTTCTATAAATGCGTTAAATAAGTTAAGTGAAAAACCAAATGAAATTGAATTTATATCTGTTGGTAAGACTGCATTACCTGGTGATGTTCAAAATTTGAGAGTGGAAACTATATCAGATCAATTGATGAGATTACGTTTTGATAAATCCACTGATATTGATGTACTACACGGTGGAAACGTAGTTGTAAGACATAGTAATTTAACAAATGGCGATGGTACGTTTACTAATTCTGTTGATTTAATACCTGCCTTACCTGGGTCAGTCAGTGAAACGATGCTACCTGCCATTGATGGTGAATATATCCTTAAATTTAGAGATGATGGAGGTAGATTAAGTTCTGGAGAAGCATCTGTTGTTGTTGTAAATCCCGATCCATTACCTAAACTTCTTGTTTTTAATGATAGAGAAGATACAGATTCACCTCCTTTTGGCGGTACAAAAGTAGATTGCTTCTTTAGTGAAGAGGTTAATGGTTTGGTTTTGGGATCTTTAGATACATTGGATGATGTTGTAAATTTTGATGCCATTTCATCTTTTGACTTTCTTGGTGC